ACTATTCTCAATATAGAAATAAAGACATTCATTTAAAAGATTTAGGTCTTTGTAATAGATTAGGAATAAGTGAAGAAAACGTATTAGCTCCACTTTACCAACAAGCATTTAGATGGTTTAGAGAGAAGTATAATTTACACCAAGATATAAGTACTTTTGTTTGGGATTATGATAAAGAACAATTAGGGTTTTCTCTTAGAACATACTTAAATCCTCTCAATACTACTACCGAGAAAAAAGTCCACCCAGAAGTTTATGAAACATACGAAGAAGCAGAACTTGCTTGTTTGATTAAATTAATTGAAATAGTAAGAAATGGGTAATATTTCTTTTGTGTGGTTGGGGGAGGTTATACCTCCCCATTTTATTGAAAATTACAAAACGTGTTGTAAAGTGAACCCACATTATACTTCACGAATTTTCCGTGACGAACAAATCGAACACCTAGCCAAGGTCTATGGGGTAGACATGGTCTACCACAACTTAAACCTAGTTAACAGATGTAACCTAGCAAAATATCTAGTATTACATTATTATCCAGGTGTATATAGCGATTTAGACATTGTGTGGAAACGCAATGTGGACGAACTAATATCTCAACCAGTAAATAGATTTTATAATCAATCATTTTGGCCAAATTATAATCAAGTACATGCTGAACCTGAATTTATATCGTGTGTTCGGCCTTATACACATATTTATAACGGCGAAAAAGTGTATATATTCGATGATCATTTAATTTATGCCACTTCTATCGCAATGGCTAAGGTAATTGATTATAGCAAAGAAAAATGGATGGGTCAACAATATGATCACTCAATAAATTTTGAGCCATTTGGACCTGTTTCAATTACCGAATTGATATATGATAAAAAAATGAATGCTAATATGTGGTATGATGTTCAATGTCAAGCAATTGGGCAATTTTGTGACCATCTTAGTACTAGAATGTGGGAATAGCGTATATACGGATTTAAGTATGGTGTGGGGATCGGGAATGCATTTGGCTAGTGAATATTTTTATCGTATATTTAGGTAAAATTTAAACAAATGAAATATGGAAAAATTATTATTATTGTTATCCTTATTGGTGTTTACTTGTTCGATTTACTCTCAAGAAAATATCATAAAAGGAAAAGTTAGTTATTATGCTAATAAGTTTCATGGAAGAAAAACAGCATCTGGGAAACGGTTTGATAATACAAAATTAACATGTGCTCATAAAACTTTACCATTTGGGACCTTTTTAAAAATTATAAACCCAATGGATGGAAGATTTGTAATTGTAGAAGTAATTGATAGAGGGCCTTATATTAAAAAACGGATAGTTGATTTATCTAGAAGTGCCTTTTTAAAAATTGGAAGTTTAGAGAAAGGAATTTTAAATGTTGAAATTGAAAAAATTGATAGTAAAAAAATGAAAAATTTAGTTTATAAACCAATAGATAAAAATTGTGGGCAAAATAGTTTGGATTTTTAAATAAATTATCGTATATTAAAATTATAAAAAATAAAAACCATGAACGAAAAAGAAATTAAAAAAGCAGAATTAATCAATGCATTGCTTGATTATAGAGCACAAGCAGAAGATGTATTTAAATATCATCCATCAAACCCAAATAAAATTGATATAGAAACAGAGTATACTAGATTAGTGGGAACATGTAGTGAATTAGAAAAACTTATACAAAATTTAAATCAATAATATTTATAAAAATAAAACCAAATAAAAAAATGAAAAAATTAATTTTAACAGCAGTAGTATTTACAATGTTTACAGTTTCATGTGAAACTACACCAACCAAAGTAGAAACCATTTCTACAACAGATTCTATACCAGTAGATTCAACTATTATTACTTTAGATTCTCTATCTATAGTAGACACTATTGCTAAGTAAGAAAACAAAACATTATTGTTTTTAAGGGAAGATTAGTTCTTCCCTTTTTTTGTCTATATTTATATCCATATACATTAAAATGGTGGCAGATAAGTCCATAAATTTAGATAATATTTTTTCTTTATTTTCTCCTGAAGGTGAAATAGGAAAAGATAATGATAAGGTTTTTATAGATTTAACTCAAAATCCTATATATTTGATAGGAATGTATAAAAAAATGGTTATTAACTACGTTATATCAAGTAGTAAAATTGTAGAATCTTTGAGAACATTAAATCCTCAACTAGACCCGCAAGATATAGCAGATGCTGGTGATTATATGTTTTTTAATAAAGCATATTTGTATATAGAAAATGTAAGATTAGATAATCCAGAACATATAATTGCATTAAAAAAATTATCAGATAATGATTTAATTTTTACTCTAGAATATGGGATACAATATTTTATAAAAGAAGAATTATATGAAAATTGTCATCACTTAACAGAAATTTTAAAGAAAATAAAAGAATTTTCAAAATAATTTGGAATATTTGGTCTTTGTTGTTATTTTGGAGGTGTTGAGAAAGGATTAAGAAAAGGGATGAGATAAGAATGATAAGGTAGGATGAGAAATAGGGGGGAAAAAATATTAAATAAAACAATTAAATTATAAAAAATGAGAAATCGAGAATTATTTACCCGTAGATTGGAACAAATTGAAGGTAGACTTAAAGGATTAACACTTATGGTCTCTAGAGGAGGAAATGCTAGAGATTTTAAGCATGAAATATCTAAAATTGAAAACATGGTAGATGAATTGAAAGGATATATTGAACGTGAACCAATGTCTCCTGAAGAATTAAATCCTATTAGATAAAAAATTAAATTTAAAATAAAAGTTATGAACAAATTATCCGCTGAACAAATCCAGAGTAACTGGAGTGTATTAATGTCTAAAATAGATGCTCATATAGCAGAACCTAGACGAACACAATTGAAAGATTTTTATGGTAAGTATGCAGAACGTATTATGTTAATGCCTGCTGCTCATAAAAAAGAATATCATAATGCATTCCCAGGTGGATATGTAGATCATGTTAATAGAGTTATAGATTGTTGTCTTAAACTCCATAATGTGTGGGAAGAAATGGGAGTAGATACTTCAACATATACAATTGAAGAGCTTGTATTCTCAGCTTTAAACCATGATTTAGGTAAAATGGGAGATGAAGAAAACGAATCTTATATCCCTCAAACAGATAAATGGAGACAAGAGAAACTAGGTGAAGATTATATGTTCAATAATAAATTAGCATTTGCATCTGTCCCTGATAGAGGTTTATTTTTACTTCAATCACATGGTATCCAGTATACATTTAATGAAATGATAGCTATCCAGACACATGATGGTTTATATGATGAGGGGAATAAAAAGTACCTTATGGCTTATATGCCCGAACAAAAACCTAGAACAGCTTTACCTTTTATAGTACATCAGGGGGATTTAATGGCTGCCAGAATTGAGTTTGAACAGGAATGGTTACCTAAATTTGGAAAAGATTTGGCTCCTAAAAAAGGAAATTTTACATTGGACCCAAAAAACCCGAAAACCACTTCTACAATGAAAACCAAAGCATTAGGTTCAATTAAAAGTGAAGGATTAAAAAATATGTTAGATAATTTATGATGTACACAATTATTATTTCTATACTTTCAGTTATGGTCGTGATCTTAGGATTTACGACCTTTAACTTATTACGTAAAAATGAGAAAGCAGAAGATATACTAGTAGGATATTTAGATTATCTTGACAAAATGTCTAAAGTGATTGAGGTAGCAGATGCTAGACTTAAAAAAATTGACCACAGAGGTACATTTCAAAGTGATGATGAAGTAGGGTTTTTCTTTGATCAAATTAAAAATTTACAAGAAATCCTTAACGAATTTAAACTTAGAAGATACTAATATGGATTCCATAATCAGAAAACACAAATTAGAAAAGCAAAAAAAAGTATACTTTACTAAAGAAACAGAGGATGCTATTATATCCTATAATCTATCAGTAGATCCAATTTTCAGAAGTAATATATATCAAGAAAGAATTCACTGGGCTTTTTACAAGTTAACAGAGAACATAATCCACACCTTTAAATTTTATCATACTGATGTAGAGGATTTACAAGATTTACAACATGAAATCATGACATTCCTCCTAGATAAAATCCATTTATTTAGCCCTGAAAGAGGAGCTAAAGCATATTCCTATTTTGGAACTATAGTAAAACGTTACCTTATAATTTACACTCAGAAAAATTATAAAAAACAAATCAATAATCTTTCAGTTGACAGTTTAAGTAACTACTCTAATTTAGATACTTCAGATCCATCATTTATACATTCAAGTAGATTAGATAAAGAGATTGGAGTATTAGTTGAAGTTACCGAAGCATTTAGTGAAAATCCAGTCAATGATCGAA